TCTATGAGAAACTTGTGTTCGGCGCATAAAGCCTTGAACTTCTCAGCTACCGGCTTCCAGTCCGCTATGCTTACGTCTTCCGTAAATGCCCAGTAGGTGTGTATCCCACCACCTGAGTCCAAAAGCATAGGCTTAGGTAGATCTAACACGCTGCAAAAACGCTTTAGCTCTTGCAGTGCGTGTTGCTTGCTAGTGTGTGGTTTGTCCTCCCCCACATCAATGTCAAGGAACAGAGCTTTGATATGTGAAGCATCTGTTGCCTTACGAGTACCTTCTTCCTTGAAAGCACTTAACGCGAAATAAGCGTCCCAACCGTTATTATCGTATCCTGTTGCCTGCGCTGCTAACTCATCTATATTCTCAAACGACAGTGTTCGTGTGTGTCTTTTAAGTTCTGTGTTATTGCACCAGAGAACATATACTCCTTGGCTGGGCAGAATCTTCCGCAAGAAAATTCTTGTATCCATAATTGCACCCGTAAAATCCTAAAATGTCTAACAGGTTAGACATCAAGAGGCACTACGGCAGGGGTGTCGCCACACCCTTTTCGGGATTACCTAGCCGTAGTGAGTATCCCGTTGAAGTTAGTCGTCCCATTCCTCAATCAGAGCACTAACGTCATCATCGTCTGTGGGTGCAGGGGCAGACTTCTTGACAACCTTTTTAGGCTCTTTCGGTGCTGGGGCTTCTTCTTCAACAGAATTAAAGATGTCATCTGAGTCGTCATCATCCAACTCGACATCGGTGCTCTTTGTGGTATCGCTGAACGGGTTGTCAGGCTGTGCTACAAACCCACCGTCTACAACACCAAATGGTGAACGAGACTGCATTGGTTTGTAATCAATAACCTGCACACCGTTAAGGCGTAGGCTGACGCCGGTACCTTGTACGCTGTAGGGCACAAAGGTAAACGCAAGATTCACGATGCTACCGGAGGTCAACTGAAAGTCCGCTGGTAACTTGTTATTCTTTGCGTCCACTTGTAGAGGAGGCGTGGTCTTGTCTGTGCCATACGCTCCTTTCAGTTTAGCCTTACCTAAGTACCTACCATCTTCTTGCTTCTTGAATGGTAATGGGAACTTCTCAGGCCAACCGTCTTCTTTCTTTTTGGTGTACGCAGCTTTCATTGCTTTGTACAACGCCTTTGCCTCTGGCTCAGCCATCAAAAACGATATGGTGTATTCCGCACCATCGTCTAGTGCATCACACTTGACGGAGCCACCTTTGCCACCGTTGGCACGGTTATCAAACTTGTATGTGGTATCAAGTTTTGGGTACATCGCTTCTACGTTAGCGATCTGGTAGTACATATATTCTTCAGCCATTTTGGTCTCCTGATTGGCTATTTACATCGAACCCTTCCGTTACATTGAACAGCGACTCAACCACAAAGCTGGTTGTAATCGCCTCTAGTACATCATCTCGGTCTACTAGCAACCTAATCGTTCCAAGTTCCTCTTCTTCTAACGCTCTTCGTGGGTAGAAAAAAAGTTTTGGCACACTGCTGTTTTCGTCAAAACTAATTCTGGTGACAACCGCCATAGACGGTGTGCCATGCCCACTTAAAAATTTGGCGTAGGCTTGTAAGGGCATACAACTCTTACTCGCTTCCTTACCAAATATACTGCTGGCGGGAACCTGCAACTGATACACCGTATCAAAGTCTGATTCCTCAACGACTGCTAATCGCTGGTGGAATCGGCAAGCCCTACCTCCCTTTGCTCCCGAACCACGGATGTTATGAGAACAATCCATGCACCTTGAGCTTTGTCTCTGACCCTCTGGCACTTCTACCGCTGGTCTTTGTGTATCCACTGACCAACACGTAGGAGCTTTCTTAAACTGCGAATCAAACACACCTTCATAATACGAACGTGAGACTGGCCCCGCGTTTACGATAACTACGTCTACTTTGTCAGTGCAGTTTGGTACCCCAGAAAATTTAGCCCCTTGAATACTTATCCGGCGCATTAGATGTCGTCATCAACATCACCAAAACCATCTTTCGCATACTCTACTCCGTATGTGTCCGACGAACTTTTTTCTTTGTACCGCATCAAAGCATCTGCCACGCGATCTAGGTCAAACCGCTGGGTGTGGCCTATCTTCACATACATGTTTTCTGGTATGACTCCATCACGCGCCCACTTACGGACTGTGGATAAACTCACACTAAAGTGCTTTGCCACGTCTTCGATTGGCACCAGTGTATTCATTTAGACTTCCTCATCGTAAGGACGTACTCCGAATCTACGTTTAGTCCTTTGGGTAACTTCTCTGGGTTGTCTTCAAGAAACTGTTTCACCGCACCTTGATGCAGACGCTTTTCAAAAAACTCTGGCACTTGTTCTTCCAATACGAACTTGTGCATGGACTCCCAATCGTTAGTCCAATACCGTTGTTTCACTGAGCGATAAAATGTGCCTGCTTCAGTCTTACCACTTTTCTGACCTGTGGCCTTCAAGTGATCTAAAAGAACAGTCTTAATTTTATTCTGCTTCGCTTCCAATTCACGGTCTTCAGAATCAAAAGCCGCTTTCAATGTTTCGCGCTTCTCTTTTATCTTGAAGAAAACCTTAGTTAGCTTATCTATAGGCAGAGTGCTGCCCTCAAAATCCATATCCATTGCATCCCCATAGTGGTATTTTATGGTGAGGACTGCATAGTAATGGCAGGTTGTGGCTTACGCAAGTATTTCTTTGTACAAATCTATAATTTTTGTGTGGGTGTCGATCTTATTGTCTAGCAGTGCGTACACACGCTTTTCAATATGCGACCCTTGTAGCTGCACGATTGTGCATTTGTGGTCTTGACCCGCTCTGTGGATACGGGCGTTCGCCTGTGCGTAGGTTTCGACGGAGCTTGTTGGCCCCCACCACACTATTGTGTTAGCAGCGGTTAGCGTTACACCATGTGCTGCTGCCTGCGGCTGTATGACTAGCACCTTGGGGTCACTTTTCTCTTGGAAATCTTTGAATATGCGCGTGCGATCTGTCGCTTTGACTGCCCCGCTAATGACCTCTGTAGTGATTTTGTCGCTACGTAGCTTATCAGCAAGCAGTTTAATGGTGTGCTTGAACGGCACAAATATCAGAACTTTTTTACTTGATTCGTCTATGACTTCACGCAACACCTTGTATCGGTGCTTGATGTCGAACTCTAAAGTCTCACCGTTATCTGTGTACACTGCGCCAGAACTTATTTGCAGGAGCTTGTTCATATTCACGGCTGCTGTATGTGTGGTGATCTCTTCACCAGCCGCCTGCATAATCATTTTGTCTTTCAGTTCTTTGTAGTATTTGTTCTGTTGCCGGGTTAACTCAACTTCTCGTTTTGTGTAAACGATGTCAGGTAAGTCTAGGCACTCTTCTTTTGTGAACCGTATCGCAGGTTGCAGTGCTTTGAAGACGGTCTCGGTAGCGTCGGGCTTGGGTATCCACTTGAAGTTAGTCACTTTGTACATGACCATATCTCTGAACGACCCATAGAAGCGGGGTACAGCTTTCGGGTTAACAAGTTTAGCTATGCCATAAGCATCAACTGGGCTTTGAGCCGCAGGCGTACCTGTCAACATCCAAAGCCACTTATCAGAGCCAAGCAGTCTATTCAATGTCTTCCACCGCTTCGTCTGTGCATTCTTGTAGTGGGTAGCTTCGTCAACAATCACTAGGTCAAACCCACCTGCTGCTACTTCGTCCTCTACGATTTCTACTCCGTCATAATTAATTATTACAAACTCGGCACTACTGTTGATTACTTCGGCGCGTTTCTTAGCAGAACCGTAGGCAATATCGACGGTACGGTGCATAGCAAAGGTAAAAAGATCTTCTTTCCATGCGGAATCCATGATCGACAGCGGACATACAATCAGCACGCGGTTTACTTTCCCTTGGTTCATCAAGAAATCTGCTGCCCAAATCGCACTGGCTGTCTTGCCGGTGCCCTGCTCATTGAAGCAAAAGGCGCGTTTGTTAAGGGTCAGGAACGATGAAGTAGTTTTTTGGTGGGCAAACGGTTGGTGTTTACCCGTCCATTTGTACCGCCCTTCGATAGGAGACGGTGCGTTTATACCGAGGTTTTTGAGCACATGAGTTTCATCAATACCCCAATTAACCACTACTTTGTTATCAGGTAGTGCTTTACTTTTAGGTATGACCTGCGTGACCTGCTGGTTGTTGCGGAGCCTGAGTAATAAGGCTTTGTTGTCTATGACTTTCATGTTCCCTTCCAATAAAAATGTGATGGTTGGTGAAATTGACGCCTTCAAACTCATCGCCACAACTAACGATGCGTGGGGGAGCGCACTTCATTTCACCCTTTCTTTAGCAAGGCAGGGATGCCGCCTTGGGAGCAGTCGGATGCCATCACTCACCCGACCCCATATGCCCCCCACTATGAATAAGTCCCGTCTTCGGTCACACGGACGGGAACGTGCTAACTAGGAGTAGGAAACCCCTTGACCTAAGTTATTAAGTACAAAATGTACGCTACAAGGTATATGAACGCTGCTATACCCACGCCCATGAGCACACCTCTAAATTCTTCATTCACCTACGCTTTGGGCTTTTGCCATTACGACTGCGGTTAGCACTTTTACTTTCTACCCGCACGCCGTCTTTGTTAGAACCACCACGGCTTAACATCTTCTTGTGACTTACGTCTTTGCCTTCACGTTTATCTGCCCGACCATCTTTGTTGGCATCACGACTCGTTCTGTCCATAGCTCGACGTGCACGTTGTCTTTCCATACGTGCTTCGTGCGCCTTGCTACCCACAGGAGGGTTCTTTTGTTTCTTACGGTCTTTCGGATTTTTATATGGCATCAGTTTCTTCCGTTGTGCGGACATTCGAGAACAGGGCACCATGCCTTGCATAGCCCACTAGGATTCGGGTTCCACACATCGTTATCGAATGCAGCCCCCATATCTTCGTAGTTACCCATCCATTTTGCCCACAGTCCTTCTTCATCTTCTGTGGTGTAGCGATCCTTTATCAAATCATTACTCACTACAAACAGCAGTCCAGCCCGAACGGTCTCCACTTCGGGGTAGTGCTTGAAGGTAGCCAAAGCCATAAGCTCTAGCTGCCCTTTGTCAGCATATCTTGCCGACTTGCCGGTCTTGTAGTCAATCACCCACGCTAACTTGTCATCACGATTTAGGATTAACAAGTCAGCGATTCCACGGAACCAAACATTCTTAGCAAAAAAACTACACGCTTCTAAGTCTTCGGTCAGTCCCATTTTTACTTCGCACAGCTTCCTACCTTTCTTGGCGTTCAGCGCGTCCAAAGTTTTCTTAGCGTATGAAAACCGTGGGTCAAGCTCCCCACCGTCACGGATGTATGTCTCCGCAGCTTCGTGGAAAGCCGTTCCGTACAGTGTCGCTTCACTTTCTTTGAACGGATACTGGTTAAGCACCTTTTCATGGTAGAACTGCTTAGGACACTGTTGAAATGCCTTAATCTTACTGAATGACCAAGGCGCTACATTCAATCTTCATACTCTTCGTCGTATGCTTTCTGCAAAATATCCTCATAGTTTTTCCAATTCATGTCGTACGTGATCTTAAACGTGTCAGATACTTCTGCTATTTCGAGACGAAGTTTCGGAAACCGCTTGAGGAGTTTCTCTTTGGCTTCATATGCTTCTATGAGGTTAGAGTAACTACCTTCCATAAACGGAGTCTCGGTAAACAGAATGACGCACTTCATCGAGAATCAAGCACCAGATTTAAGTCACGTAACTCAGCTATAAGTAGTGCCATGAGAGCTTGGTCAAACGTTGTATCTCCTACCGCATTTGCGAATAAATATATCGCATCGTCTATAACGGCATCAGCGTTGTCACGTCGCACTAGCTTTTGCTGCTCTTCCCGTTCGCGGTAACTCATTACTCGCAATCTCCATATGCTTTAGCCATACCACTCTCGCAGTCTAGTGGTAACCCTTCTGCCCACTCTGGTACATAGCGCATACACGCTTCGATGTACTCCTGACCCGCCTTCGCAGATTCCTTGGGTACACATACTACCACAGAGTCATGCACAGTTAACACTGGGCGATACTTCTTTGCTATTTTTAACATTTGTTCCGCGATAATACAACGCGCTAATGCCTGACACACATTCTCAATAACCTTACCACCGTAGATCTTGGTTCGGCCTTTCCTTGTTTTGTATGTGTACTCAACACCGTAGCCAGTCTTAGTTCCTTTCAGATCTTCGTATTTCATAACCAGACCAGACGGTAACTTGATACCGTGTCTTTTACTCACTACCTCTATGACGCCACGCTTCCCAAATGGTAATGACTCACCACGCTCCATGTACTGCAAGGCATAGTTCGCATCACGCCACAGACTTGAGATCTTCCAGTTCGCATCACGATATATGTTGATGATACGTCGTGCTTCATCCAGTTCTATATCCGTACCGAATGTCTGTAACTGCGCTTGAAACTTCACCGCCCCCATACCGTAACCTGCACCGAGGATTGTGGTCTTACCAACAAACCGCTGATCCTTCGTTACCTCATACTCTGCAACGCCGTAGATACGCGAAGCCATCTTTACATACACATCTTCTTTATCAGCAAAGTCTTGAGTCAGGTCATCTTGCCCTGCAAACCATGCCAATACTCGTGCTTCGATTTGCGAAGAGTCACAGTCCACTAGGACGTACCCGTCAGGTGCGGTAATGCTACGCTTTAACTTCTTAGCATTCGGCCCACGGCTAGGTAGATTCTGGACATTGACCTTATCGTCACCACCCCATCTACCCGTATGTGCTGCGTAGTATTTTGTTGGGACTGGGAAAGTGCCACGTTTCGCTATCTCTATGAATCGCTCAGTACGAGTTTCCTCCAAGGTACTTTTCAAGCCCAAACGTGCGTTAACAAGTGCCTGTACGTTGGAGTTCTCATGCGTTACAAGGCTCTTGAATCCTTCATCAGTTTTAGCGAACGCATAGGTATCTTTGCCTGTCGTGGGACTGACCTTCATGGGGGGTTCGACACCCGCATCTCTAAGCAGATCAGCAAACTTATCGCTACTCATCAGCTCTTTTTTGTCAGATACACCCGCTTCTGCTAACAAGTTATCCTTGAATCGTTTGATGTCATACAGGTTGTCCTCCAGTAGCTTGCAGTCCAAAACTAATATCGGTTCTATAAACATCCGCAACGTGCAGTCGATGACCCGCAACTCTTTCTTTGGAAACCCATTGCGTAAGAAGATGTTGAATAGCTTGTAGGTAAGCTCCACATCATTGATGCAGTAGTCCCCGTAGCTATCCAACTCCTCCTCAGTAAAGTCTTCACGATGTTTACCCAACGCATCTAATACTTCTGTGCCCTTGGCACCTATCTGATAGCGTTCGGATAGCGCCTTGAGACTTCCACTAACTTCCACCCCATGTAGAGCGCGGGCGATACAAAGAGTATCGCAATAAATCCGAGGGCGAACACCAAACAGCCAAGATAATATAGCGCCATCGAACATAGTGTTGTGAGCCAGCACCATGCTGTCAGCCCAGTTAAACTCGTCAAGGTATCCTTGAAGTTCCTCGCGTGTTCCAGAAGCCCATTCGGTAGCGCCATTGTTTACCTTTACTCCTACGCCCACGACCTCAAAACGCAGGTCACGGACGTATTCCTCTGTTGTTAACTTACTAAGAGAAAACTCTTTGTCGTAGTATGTCTCAAAGTCGAGTGTGATTAGATCCACTACACCCGCTCCCGCTCAGATATAGCTGTAACAATCACACCTGTAGTGAGGGGTATACGAACAATCGTACCGCGATCATCTATAGCTTGGTATCGCGCTTCCTCTTCGTTCTTCGCTTCTACCGCCACCTGCTTTGAAACAGTTTCTTCAACGGTCACGTAAAACAATTTAAGCTCTGCGTCCTCAGTCATATCAACCCCCCAACCGCTTGATCTCGGCATCTATATAGAATCGGATCTTCTTTGCGTCACGTAACTTATCACTATGCGCTGACTGCCCGTACCGATACGCAGCACGAAAGATCTCTCCGATCTGTGCGTTCATATCTTTATGAGAGATGAGGTCTTGAAGCTCTTTTGCTTCAGCAGGCAGTTCGTAATAAGACGCGGTGCTTCCGTCGCTAGTTACAGATTCGTGTTTGTCGTCCTGTACCAGTGTTTGTGGTAACGCAGGAGGATGTGAAAGCTCAATTTTAGTAGCCCCAGCATCATTCGTCACACGCTTAAATGTGCGGGCACTGGCTTCAAATGGATCCGCAACTTCTTTTTTCACTGTCCACGCAGTGCCGTAGGCGGCATGAGTTGCATTGGCAGCTTCACGCGCAGTCGCCGTGGGGTGCTCCTTAAAATATTTTCTTAGCTTTGCTGTTTTGGTTATTTTCTTACGAGTATATTTTCTCGTCATTGTGGTCTCCTAATTAAAAATTAAACTCTAACTGGTTAGGGTTTGTTGTGGTTTCCGTCAGCTCGCACAGCACGTCATGTACGTTGTCTTCATTGACAACCATAGCGATACCATCGCAAGCACGGATTTCTTGTAGGTTCTTGGTTTGAAGCGTGGTGAGTTTCCCCGCCCCTGCTTTGCACTCAATACCAAAAAACTTACCTTGATAGCACCCGACAATATCGGGCACCCCGCTGCGCCCATATCCACCCGATACGGGGTAGAAATAGTACGCACCGATGCTTTTTAGGACAGAGGTTACTTTGTCCTTAACTTTCTTTTCTGGCGTCTTTGCCATGACAGTCCCCTTCTTATGAAAATGTCTAACAGGTTAGACATCGCCAAACACCCAGAAGGTCACAGGGCCAGACCGAAGTCCGACCCTTGCTACCTGTGGTGTCTGTGGTTCCAGAACCGAAAGCCTGAGTATCTTATCTCTCAGTTCTTCCGGCAGTTCGTCCGATGAATAGTATGTACCAGTATAATCGTTGTCAACACATTCGATACCAATACACAATACTTTCCACCAGTCGTACTTAGGATCTGCGGTTACATGATAGACTGGCCCATCATGGCTTAACTTGTTCTGGTTACCCAGCGTTGTTGCAATATCCTGAACCATATCCAGATCGCTATACGGTGGTGTGGACATAGAACATATCCTCGCTGACTTTCATGCCAACGCCACGCACGTACGTACCATCCTCCAGCACGGTCAACCTGTTAACAAACTCTGCTAGATGGTGAAACTGGTCAGCTTTAGTACCGCCATCAATAGTCGTATTGATTAGATCAGATTGAAAATAGTTCTGCTGGTGTGCAGTCCAATACCCTCCGTTCACCACGTCTTGCGGTATCACCACCGTATGCAGTGCTGGGTAACCGGATACAGGTTCCTTGATGCAAACAAACGTAGCCGTGACATCTTGGGATTGATCGTCACCTATCTCACGCTCTAGCTGTATACATTTCTGCATACGCCTGTGTACCTCACTGTCCTCGGGTATCTGCTGCATAAGTCTCTTGAGCATGTCATAAGCAGTGTTGTCTTTTGACGTGTTGGCTATCAAGGACATCTCTCCCTTGTGTTCACGTAGCTCACTTCTAAGCTCACCCACCACTTTTTCCCGCGCTCTCTGGAAGTCTTGAATACTTCCTTCGGCTATCTCACCTGCAATCCAGCCTCGCAGATACCGCTTGGCATTTCGCAGCGCCGTGCTCTTGTTCTTACTCATCAGCATCCAGTGCTGGTTACTGTATGAAGCATACTTGTTGTTCTCAATGACGCGAGAACCCACAACATACTTGGTTCCCTTGCCAGCATCGGTGTAGTTACCGAAGGCAATAAACCCCAGAGGAAACGGGCTATCGTCACAAACCCATAGCTTGTCTGCGTTCCTGCGATCTTGTCGAAAGCTCACCCAGCGCATCTCGTCCTTCAAGTCTTTGGCGAAAGAGTGGGACATACGCACGTTTGTCCGTTCGTCCGTGATTGGCTGAGTCACATCCCACTCTTCTCCTAAGTGAGTCTTGTGTGTGAAAAAAGCACTCTCATGCGTGTACATATCTATCTTCTCCTAGTTTCAGTTAGGTCTAACGTGTTAGACATTTCAAAGTTTGTTTTCATCAATGTGTACGTAGCTGCCGATGGGTGGCTTGGCAGCTTTGTTATTGAGTAAGCACCACAGTAGCGGTGTATCCCACTCACCCCAGTCACCACCCAAGTAACCGTCTGTAAAGACGATGGACGCAGTTGGCCTGATGTCATGCGCTTTGTAGTAATTAGTTACACAGCTTATCCTTGTGCCACCGCCACCCTCTGGCTTTGTTGACGTGCGGATGCTATCTATTTCTTCACCTTCGTAGATCTCTTCACGACAAACTTGGGTGTCCCAGTACAACAGCCGAACCCGATTCGGCCTGACTGTTTCGCACAAGTCAGCTAGCTCCGATAGGAACAAGGTAATGTGCCACTGCTGTATCGACAGGGATGTGTCGATGTTGCACACCAGATCTTCAACGGTCTCTGATATGCCACTGGGCATGAAGATGTTAGCGCCGATGTACCTGCGGTTGGGTCTCTTCCATGTCGAGAAGTGATTACCTCTGCACACATCGTTGACAAACGCTCTCATCACTTCTTGCCAGTCTATCTGTGGTGCAAGTAGTTCTTCGAGTGACCTGCTACCACCTGACCCCATCTTGCCTGCTGCCATAGCACCCTGACGTAATGCTTCGTCAATCTCACGCGCATTCTTTTTCTGTTCGTCTGCGGGTACTTCTTGTGCGCCATCCCAGTCGTGCTCGTCAAAGCCTTGTGGTAACTCGTTACTGGGTTGACCATTTGTTGGGCCACCCTGACCTACCACAACACTTTCATCGGAGGCTGTACCGTTACCGCCAGCACCCCCACCTCCACGACGTTCTTCGTACAACTGTTTGAAGATAGCAGCAGAATCCATCCAGCCATCTTTGACTCTGTACTTCTCGTCAAACAAACCTATCCGTTCACCTTTGTCGTTGGTGGGCATGGTAGCGAACTGCTCCATCCTGCCGTTGATCCGATAGTCTGGCTTTTTGTTTTCGTCCATCAGCTTGCCGTTGATGTTGAAGTCACAAGAGGCATTAGCCAATTGCGCTTCCTTGTCATACATCCACCGCCATGTGGTGAGGTGTTTGTATATCTTGTGATACAGCTCATGCAGCAGCACAAACCGTAACTGTGCATCGGTCAATGACTGTATGAACGCACGTCCAAACTCCACATCGACGCCGTTGGTACGAGCCGTGGGTATGTCTTCGACAACCTCCAGCTTGCCCAGCATCAGCACACCGGCTGACCACATGTAGCGTGGGTGTCGCATAATATCTACGACACACTTCTGGAGCCGTTGCTCCTCCGTTATCTTTGTTGCTAGTAACACGTTATCTCCTTACACCTTGTCGGCTGTGAACATCCAAGAGTTCTTGCTGCACCATTCACCGTAACCGGCATCCTGCACAACAATCTCTCGGCGCTTTTCGTCGTAGTTCTTATCTCGAACCCCATTGATGAAGTAGCCTTGTGCTTCTGTGTCAAGACGCTTCATGTACGTGAACCATGCCGGAGTCCAAGACCTTTCAATGGAACCCAGTGTTCGATACACCACCATGCAAGTACCCGATGGAGTCGTTGGCACTAGCGCACCTTCTGGATCCTGCTTGATCGACTCCAGTGATGGCAGATCGTGCGCCAGCTTTACGAACGCCGCCAGATCTTGTGCGCCACGGTCACCGATGATCCCTGTCAATAAACTTGTTATGACAAAGCTATCCAGTTCCTCACGTTTCTTGACGATGTGACTCGCCTTCTCCAGTGAGCGAGGTGTGACAAACGATGTACGTTCTTTCGCTTTGGGATGGAAGATGTACTGGTTGTCGTTGGGGTCTGGCACTTCTTCAAACGATTGGAACAACTGCGGGGTCTCCTTGGCCCAGCCAAGTACAGTGTGGTCAATGCCGTTCTCGACACCCCACGCAACCCACTCCATATGGTCTGGCTTACGTATCCGCATCCGCACAATCCGATTGCAAGCATGTGGTGGTAACAAGTCACCGACCTTCTCAGCACCCAGATTAGTCGTCGCAAAGATAATTGAATCAGGATGCAGCGCCCTACCTGCAAACATCCGCTCTTGCATCGCACCCAGCAGCGCCAGCTTGACCGATGGGTTTGACTTGCCGTACTCGTCAAGACACAGGGTGACTGGCCCGTCGAGGTGCAAGCCAAGCTCTTCGTTTGTTGCGAAGTTAACGTATGACACTTCGTTGTTGAGCTTGATGTTGGGGATCATCAGATCACCCAAGTCCTTGGTAGTGCAGTCAAACAAGATCGCCTTGTTCTTCGGGAACTTCTTAGCCAGCATCTTGAGCATTGAAGTCTTGCCCGTACCCATATGGCCTTCGGCAAGGTAGACAATGCCACCGTCTCTTTCTCTGCCTGTTGCAGCGATTGCGTCTACGCCTTGTTCTAGTGAAACAGCGTACATATCTTGAGTTAAACTCATAATGGTCTCCTTAGTTTTGCTATCAAATTTCCAGTGATGGAAGGTTATCAATGACGTTCTGTGTCATGGATTTGGTTTGCGCTCTCAAGAACTGATCGTCCCTGAGTGCTTCGGGTGTGACTCGCGCCAGATCATTCTCCAGCCGGTCACAAAGTGCTGTGATCCGCGTATCACCAACAAGGTTGCACGCCTTAACAAGTTTCACGGCCTTGAGCACGTTGGGCACGAGCGTGTCACGGAATATCTTGTTCTTACCGCCATCTGCACGATCTATCGGATTGACCTCCCCGTAGTCATCTGCTTCGTCGGTCAGCTTCTCGACCATGTTCTCCAAGTACCCACGCAGCTCGCCCAGTATCTTGTTCATACCGTTTACGTAGTTCTCACGTATGTGGTTGTCGTACTGCTTGCGTGTTTCTTCAAGTGCCGTGTCGTAGATGTCATCGGCGAAGTGCTCACCGTGTGTGAACGGAGTCTGGAATATCTGCATGCTGAACTTGTCAGAGATAGCTTCTCTGCTTGGATATTCGTGCGGTCTGAACAGATCACCCAACACACCGCGCTGCTGATCCACAAACAGATCGTAGTCCTTCAAGAACTCTTCGACCTTGACATCGAACTGTTGTTTGACCGACGTAATCTCTGTGTAGAAGTCAGGGTACGCAGCGTTCGAGATCATGCGTGGCCCACGGTCTTTGAATGGCATCGTACTTGGGTAGTACACATGGTTACGGGCAGCGCCTTTGAGCCTGTGTATCTCTTTGAGTAACTTGTTACCGGCAAATAACTTCTTGCGGTACGTGCCCGCATTAGAATCGGCATTGTTGTCGGTTGCGACCTTCTGCGAAACGTCATCGTCGGTTATCACACCGTCCCATGCTGAGACGTTCAGTTCGACCAGCTTGGCAGCACTTGCCAAGGACGGTACGTTGATCTCAGCCTGCGATGGCAGTTCTGGTAATGTCGAACATGTTAGACTATCTGACATGTGTAGCTCCTTTTGGTTATGAGTTATCTGTTCCATTGCTTTGCAACCTCCCTCTTTCTATTAGTAAGTAAATGAAACCGCTCAATAGCGATTCGTCTTTCTCTGGGTCACCCCAGTTTGTTATGGCCCGTAGTAAAAAATACTTCGGTATCCAATCCAGTTTCTCAGCCATCATCAAAGCAGCTAAGTCGTGGTGGTCTTGCAGATCCATGTCCCCACCGACCTCGACTAACACCTCTTCGCCTTTCTCACCCATCGTATTGATGGCTTTGATCTTTGCCGACTTGGTGTCTGTTGCTGGCACATAGCTAGTTACGATGCGTTGCAGGTGATACCGCTCCACATTCGCAGCTATTTCTTCACGCAAATTATCAGCACTCATTAGCTGACTGTTCTTAACGTACATTCACTTCTCCTTCCTTATCTTCCAATGTGTTTGATGTCGTCAGCAGGGATAACCTGATACGCACCTTTGTTGTACGGGACAGACACAGTAAACAGATTGTTCTTCTGTCCGTCCCGGTTGTCTCTGTCGTTTGCGTCATAACCCGTTAGCGCGTGGTTGATTACTGCGCCAACGTGCGACGGGTATTTCACACACGAATCGGGTGTTGGATGCTGTTGAGCCTCAATGGTCTGCAACGTCATCGGCTTGAACACACGAGCACGGCGCGGCTTGCGAACCGGCTTGTATCTACGTGGCATCGCGCACCTCTCGATGAAACATCTCAACCGCGATAACCACCATGCCAATGCTAGTTAGCAGCATCATCGGGCCACCGAAACTGAACGCCCAGTGTGTTGCT